AATGGGCCCGGTATGTTCCTTAGTTTAGGTGCAGGAATGGGTAACGTATTTTCTGCCGCTATATTGGAGATCCTATAATGGCTGTAAAGTTTAAGCACTGTACCTGTATCTACCTAGATTTCGCGTATTTGTACTACTATTTCTCAAAGCCACTAAATGGATACATGATTACAAGCCTCGTAACGGCAGATAATATAGAAGCAAGGATGCAGCTAGCTAATGTGCTGCACTATTTTATTAAGACCATAGTTAAAGATGACGCAGTATACTGTTCCCTGTTTTTGGAAAGTAATGAGATATTTAAAGATCGTATCCATTACCATAGTGAATATGATAAACAGTCTATCTTTAAAATAGATACCCACCTGTATGCTTAGTGAGCGTAATTTATGAATGACGATAAAACTGACGTAGCAGCACCTGAAGCAGATAAGCTAGTTAACTGGGAGAACCCTCCTAAACTATCAGATCTCAAGAAAGACTACACCGCAGCCCAGAGCTCTCACATAGCTCACGTTACTACGGTAGATGGGTGGCTTAGTGCTCTACGTGGGGATCAGCAGATTAAGGCTAAGAAGGGACGATCTAAGATCGTACCTAAGGTTATCCGTAAGCAAGCAGAGTGGAGATACGCAGCTCTGAGTGAACCTTTCCTATCTACTGATGATCTATTCAATACCTCCCCTGTCACCTTTGAGGATAAGCAGGCAGCTATTCAGAATGGTTTAGTTCTAAACTCTCAATTCAATAATCGTATTCAGAAGGTCAAGTTCATTGATGAGTTTGTACGTACTGCAGTAGATGAAGGTACCGTTATTGTCCGTACTGGCTGGGAGTACGAAGAAGAGATAGTAGAAGTAGAAGTTCCAGTCATGGAAGCACGTCCTATACTTAATCCTGAGATTGCTGCTCAACGTCAAGCACAAGGTCTTCCTCCCTATGAGGAAGTTCAAGTAGGTACTGAAACTCAAGAGCAGACAAAGGTACTTAAGAACCAACCTACAGTTGAGATTTGTAACTATAAGAACCTCATTATTGATCCTACCTGTGAGGGGGATTTAGACAAAGCAGAGTTCATTATTTATAGTTTTGAAACCTCTATGTCTCAGCTGAAAAAGGACGGTAGATATGAGAATCTAGATTTCGTTAAGACTGAGAACCAGAGTGCTCTAGCAGCTCCTGACCACTCTGTAGGAGAGAGGGATGCTAGCTTCGAGTTCAGTGATGAGGCTCGTAAGAAGCTCGTAGCTCATGAATACTGGGGCTTCTGGGATATCAATGGAACTGGAGAGGTAGAACCTTTTGTAGCTACCTGGATTGGGGATACTTTAGTTCGTCTAGAGGAGGCTCCATTCCCTGATAAACAACTACCCTTTGTTAAGGTAGATTATCTCCCTGTACGTAAGGAAGTCTTTGGACAACCTGATGGATACCTCCTAGAGGACAACCAGAAGGTCATAGGAGCAGTCACTAGAGGGATGATTGATATCCTAGGTCGTAGTGCCAACGGTCAGCAGGGCATCCGTAAGGATGCTCTAGACGTAATTAATGCACGTAAGTTTGAGAGAGGGGATGACTACAAGTTCAATTCCACTATTGATCCTAGACAAGCATTCCATATGGAGACTTACCCAGAGATTCCAACTAGTGCTCTCACTATGCTGAATCTGCAGAATGATGAGGCAGAGAGTCTTACAGGTGTAAAGGCATTCAGTCAGGGCATCTCAGGACAAGCCTTAGGTAATACAGCTACTGGTATTAGATCAGCTCTAGATGCTACCTCTAAGAGGGAGCTAGGTATCCTACGTAGACTAGCTGAGGGTATACTCCAGATTGGTCGTAAATTCATTTCAATGAATGCTGAGTTCCTAGAAGATGAAGAGATCATTCGTATTACTAACGAAGAGTTTGTAGCGATCAATCGTGAAGACCTTGGTGGTCGTTATGATATTAAACTAAACATCTCTACTGCTGAAGCTGATAATGAGAAAGCTCAAGAGCTCTCCTTCATGCTACAGACTATGGGTAATAATATGGAACCCTCTATGTCTCAGATGATTCTATCTGACATAGCTAGACTCCGTAAGATGCCTGAACTAGCTAAGCGTATTGAGGAGTATCAACCTCAACCAGATCCTATGGCACAACAGAAAGCTCAACTAGAGGTTGCACTATTACAGGCTCAGGTAGCTAATGAACAAGCTAAGGCTCAAGAGAATACTGCAGATATCGCACTGAAAGAAGCTAAGACTCGTAACCTAGAGAGTAAGTCTGATATGGAAGATCTTAACTTTGTAGAGCAAGAGTCTGGTGTTAATCGTCAGCATGAGGAGAATATGAAAGGCGTAGATCAGAACAATGAACTTGATAAGAAATTTGCAGATGCTATTATTAATGAACCTAACTTAAACCGATAAACTTGTAAAAGTTTACTATGATGGTTTATAGTAAACTTTTAGTACTTAAATAATTAACTAACCAACCCCATAAGGATGTATAACATGAGCACAGCAGAAGACCAACTTGACCATATTCAGATCACTATTGAGGATGCTGAGAAACACGTTAAACTTAAGAATGCTTTTCTTAAGCTAAGTAAGACTCCTGAATTTGTAGAGGTAATTGAGAACGGGTACTTCACTACTGAAGCAGCCCGTTTGACTATGGCTAAGAATGCTGGACTTACCCCAGAACAAGAGGCTAAAATTGATAAGATGATTACAGGGCCTGGTGCATTGTTTGGATACTTCCAGCAGATTATGTCTGCAGGTAATGAGATGGAGAATCTTATTGCTGAAGCCAAAGAAGCCCGTGAAGAGATTCTGGCTGAGGATATTGAATAATGGAGACAGTCAAAGCTGGTACATCAACAAGCGCTCTAGAACTCTCTGATGAAGAGTTTCTAGCTCAAAGCGTAGGAGGGTTTCCAGATGATGTGGAAGACCCCACACAAGATTCAGAACCAGAGGTAGAGCAGACTACCTCTGATGAAGATACTGAAGATTCTCAGGATACTGAGAACGCTCAGGAAGAAGCACAGGAGCAACCTGAGGTTGTTGCCGAAGACGAGGAAGTAGCCGACCCGGATGGGGATACCCTGACGGAGGATGAACCCGAAGCTAACAGCGATAAAACAGAGTCTCTTGATACAGAAGGTGAAGATACAGACACGAAAGGGGATACCCAGGATACTGATAAATTTGACTTCAAAAGTGCGTATGAAAAGGTAACTGCCCCTTTCAAAGCCAATGGTACAGAAATACAGATTAACGACCCTGAAGAGGTTGTACGTCTTATGCAGATGGGTGTTGGATACCAACGTAAGATGCAGCAAATTAAGCCGCATTTGAAGATGGTTAAGATGCTTGAGAATAACGGTTTACTTGATGAAGGTAAGCTGAATAATCTCATTGATCTAAGTAAGAAAGATCCTAAAGCTGTTGCTAAGCTTATAAAAGATAGTGGTATTGATCCTTTAGATATTGATACTAGTAAAGATGTGGAGTACAGCCCTACTGAATATGGGGTGTCTGATAAGGAATATAACTTAGATCAGGCCATTGAAGGTATTCGTGAGAGTGAGACTTTCCAGAAGACTATTGAGGTTATGAGCAAGCAATGGGATTCAGATAGTAAAACAATGGTAGCGGATAATCCTGAGATTATCTCTATCATCGACACTCACATGCAGAATGGTGTGTATGACAAAGTTATGGCAGTAGTTGAACGTGAGAAACTTCTAGGCAGGCTTGATGGTGTTGCTGATGTTGTGGCTTACAAGCAGGCTGCTGAATTCCTAGCAAGTCAGGGACAATTAGTTCAACCAGGGCAAGGTGCTCCAACAGACAAGGCTAGCGTATCAAGTGAACCTAAAGCAAAGAAAGAAGTAGCTCAGCTAAACAAGAAACGAAAAGCTGCTGCTCCTACTAAGAAAGCTAGCAGTGCTGCTGCAGAGACTCAGGACAATCCTTTGGAATTGTCTGATGAAGAGTTTATGAAGAAGTACGGTTAACTTAAATTAACTGTTAGATAAAGGAAAATAATTATGCCAATGCAATATAACGATCCAGGTACTACCGCAAGTACTGTAGGTTCTCAGATCCGTACCGATCATTACAACAAGAAGGCTCTCATTGCTGTACGTGAGAAGCAGTACTTTATGCCTCTTGCTAATGTTCAGGCTATGCCAAAGAACATGGGTAAGACCATTAAGCAGTATGTATATGTTCCTCTCTTGGATGATGCGAATATCAATGATCAGGGTATCGATGCTGATGGTACTGCCCTGACTGTAGGTCAATGGTCTGCATGGAATGCTGCTGGTGCATTGCAGGGAACTACTTACGCTAATGAAGCCGCAGCTACTACTGGTGCAGGATCAGGTGGTACTGTAGCTCCTAATGGTGGTAACTTGTATGGTTCCTCTAAGGACACTGGTGTTATTACTCGTAAGCTCCCAGCTCTCTCTGAGAATGGTGGACGAGTTAACCGTGTAGGTTTCACCCGTACCGAGATTGAAGGTTCTATCGAGAAGTTCGGCTTCTTCGATGAGTACACCCAAGAGTCTCTAGACTTTGATACTGATGCTGAGCTTATGTCTCACATCACTGAGGAGTCTGTAGTAGGTGCAAATGAGATCACTGAGGCTGCTCTGCAGGCTGATCTTCTGACTACTGCTTCTGGTGGTACTGGTACTGTTCTGTATGTCACTACATCCACCGATAACGCTACTGGTGGTGATGATGAAGGGGCTCTAGGTGTAGGTACCAAGGCTTCTGTAGCTGGTGTCGTTTCCTACCGCGATCTGATGAATATGTCTATCGCTCTGGATAACAACAAGACTCCTAAGCAGACTAAGGTAATCACTGGTTCACGTCTCATCGATACTAAGACTATCAATGGTGGACGTGTCATGTATATCGGTTCTGAGCTGATTCCTGTACTGGAAGCAATGAAGGATCTACATGGTAATCCTGCTTTCGTATCTGTAGAGAAGTACGCAGATGCTGGTAGCGTGATTAACGGTGAGATTGGTTCGGTCCGTCAGTTCCGTATCGTAGTAGTACCTGAGATGCAGTACTCTCCTGGTGCTGGTGCAGCTGGAGCAGATATCTACCCAATGCTGGTTGTTGGTGATGGAGCATTCACTACTATCGGTTTCCAGACTGATGGTAAGACTGTGAAGTTCACTATCTACCATAAGGGCCCTGGTAAAGAGACTGCAGATCGCACTGATCCATACGGTGAGACTGGATTCTACTCCATCAAGTGGTACTATGGCTTCATGGCTCTCCGTCCTGAGCGTCTTGGTATCATCTGGACTAAAGAGGCGTAAGCTGACTTAACCCACACCTCCTCCGTAAGCCCGTAAGGGCTGCAGGGGGAGGTCTTTTAATTTCATAAGGAACTACACAATGTCAGAAGTAAATGAAGCACCAATGGAGATTGAAGATCTCCGAGCTGAACTGGATGCCGAAGGTATTCAGTATCATCATAAAGCAGGAGTCGATACTTTGACTAAATTGCTGAATGGTGAGGAACTCCCAGCTAAACCTTCTAAAGCTAAAAAAGTAACAGTTTTAGATACCCCCAAATTAACTGCAAAGCAGGATGCTCTACGTCTAGTACGTGTCATCGTGCGTTGTAACGATCCTAAGAAGAAAGACCACACAGGTGATATTTTCACTGTAGGTGATTCTCGTGTAGGTTTCGTTAAGAAGTACATTCCATACGACAATGAAGAAGGATGGCACATCCCTAACATTATCTACCAAACAATGAAGAATGCTGAATGCCAAGTATTTGTCACTATTAAGATGAAGAATGGTCAAGATCGTCGTGAAGGACGTTTGATCAAAGCATTCAATATTGAAGTTCTAGATGATCTAACCCCAGCTGAGTTAGATAAGCTAGCTATCCAACAGAAATCTAGAGGCTCTAACTAATGGCAATCAGTACCAGTGATTTGACGAGTGACATAGCAACTACCACTGATGGTAATTACACTGTTACTGGGAATGGTGTGTTTGATGACCTAATGGAGGCTATCAACACCCACCTAACCGCTCAGTTTAAACTGGGCCGTCTCACTGGTGCTGACTATGCTAATGTCTATCTAGGGGCCGTACAGAGCTCTCTACAGACAGCTACAGAGTTTGCTCTACGTAAGGCACTCACAGATGCTCAGGTCATCACAGAGGGGACTAAGAATACTCTAACAATTAACCAAAGTGCTGAGGTCATTGCAAGTACTACACGCCAAGACATAGAATCTACTGCCAAGGTCTCTCTTATGGCTGATCAAGAATTAGAAGTTGTAGCTAGCACGACACGTCAGAACAATGACTCTGCAGCTAAGATTAGTTTAATGGTTGACCAGGAAGCTGAGGTAGTGGCTAGTACTGTAAGGCAGGATGCTATTGCCACAGTACAAGTTAGTGATACAGTTGCTGCAACTGATCTAAAAGTTAACCAAAGTGCTGAGGTACTAGCGGCTACTGCAAGGCAAGACGCTGACTCAGTGGCTAAGATATCACTCATGGCGGATCAAGAGATCGAGGTAGTAGCTAGTACTGCGCGCCAAGATGAGGAATCTACAACCAAGATCAGTTTAATGGCGAAGCAAGAGCTGGAGGTAGTAGCCAGTACTACACGCCAAGACATAGAATCTACTGCTAAGGTAAGTTTAATGGCTGACCAAGAATTAGAAGTTGTAGCTAGCACGATACGTCAGAACAATGACTCTG